CCTGTTGAGTATACACAAGATGAGTTTGATAGCTTATCAATACAAGAAAAACTATCAGCAGTTGGTATAGAGTCAGAAGATATCACACCAGGATTACAAGATTCTAGTGGAATGATAGGAGGAATAGTAAATAAAATGGAACAACAAAATAAGTATAGAGATGACTTAAAATGTCCATATTGTGGAGAAATGGTTTATGATAATCGTAACTCTAAAAGGTCAGATAAAAGTCCAGACTTTACATGTAGCACAAATGACCCTGCAAAATGCGGAGGACATAGTGGTAAGTGGCGTAAGTCTTGGTGGTTAGACAACTCTGATATACCTGAAGAATGGGGTATTAACTAATGATACCTGAATACTTTAGAGGCAGAGAAATACCTGCTTTTATTAAATCTAAAACACAGTTAGTTGCTTGGGCATTAACTGAGTTTATTGATGATGAACCAATTAGTAATTGGGAGTTTGTGGCAGAACTACATTGCCATAGGTTTGGTGGAATAATACATAATCTTAGAGCAGAAGGTTATGAAATTACTACCTTACCTAGTAAGAAACGTGGGTTAGTACATTACTACTGTACTAAATTACCTACTAAGAAAGCTGCTACCATTAGCTAATGATAGAAGTATTGGTCGGTTGTATGATACCCCTGTTGATTACAACCGATACATTACCAGAGTACAGGGACTGTATGGAAGTGGCTTCTAAAGTCGAGTATGTGTTAGAACATACAGACCTTGTACAAAGGTACTTTAAGGAGGACGACATCTTGCAGGCACTAAATGTAATTTACTGTGAAAGTTCAGGAAGACCTGATGCAGTAGGCGAGAACACAAATGGTACTGCAGATGTTGGACTCTGGCAATTTAATGATAATACATGGGCTTGGTTAAAACCTAAGCTTGATATAATAAGTAATAGGACTAATCCAAAAGTATCTACAGCTGTAGCTAGTTGGTTAGTCTACAATGATGGATGGCATCATTGGAATAGTAGCAAGCACTGTTGGAAAGATTACAATAACAGATACTTGTATATGGAGGAAACTAATTAATGAATGAGTATTATAAATCGTATACATCTAACAAATGGAACATATGGCGTAACCAATTAGATTCAAATACGTATGATATTAGATGTAAAAATTGTCGTAAAAAATTTGAATCTGATTATATGTACACAGAGAGATGTGTATCTTGTGAACAGAAAATGTTTGACGAATATTTTGGAGAGGAATAAATGGCGAAAATAGACATAAATAAAATAAATATATTTACACACCATAAGTATTTAAAAGTATGGGCTACACAGTTTAATCAAGCATGTGGTAGTGATACATTTAAAGTACAACCTGATATGAAAAAGTTAAGGTTTCTTATGGATAAGTTTGTAGCAGATTACAATTGGCATCTAGAACAATTAGAATCAGAGTTTCAACAAGATGCTCATGTAAAAGATTACAGACGTTTAGAAGAAGAATAATGGAAAGTTTATCACCAATAAGAGAAGAAGCTATGAAACGTGCAGGTGGTCGTTGTGAGTGGGCTTATTGTAATGATAACAAGTGGCTAGAGCTAGCACATATACAAGGCATAGGTATGGGTGGCAACAAAAAACGTAAGTATGATATTAATAATGTTGCCATACTATGTAAATGGCATCATGATATATATGATGGTAGGCAATCAAGTGGACATAGTAAAGCTATAAGAGATTTATTAAAAGGATTTCTAAAAAGAGAAAGTACTATAACTTAGTATTCTTATTTTTTTTATTTCTATCTTCCCATACTGGAAGGGTTGGCGAACTATTTAAACGTGTAATAGTATTACCTGCATTACTACTCCAAGGATTTACTGGTTTAACACCACCAGGAAGTAATCCATAGTTTAAAGCATCTAATACTTTGTAACCTTTAGCAATATTTTTAGCCCATTTTTTTTGAGTACCTTTGTATCCTCGAACAGTCATATCCCATGCTTTAGACCAATCATCTTTAGTACGACCTAAAAATGTTTTAGTATTGTTTTGTTTAGGAAAAGAATATGTTTTATCACCTATAGATTGCATTAATTTAGCATCATTTTTTAATTTAATACCACGATAAATGTTAGCTACATCAGCAGCAGTAAGTTGTTCTTTACCTTTAACACTAGCAAATGCTTTCTCAGCTAATGCATTGTGTTGTTTTACACGCCTTTTAAGTTCGTCTTTACCAAGACCAGCTTTACCTTCACCTACTAATTTATCGTAATTAGGACTTCCCATTATAAATCTTCTAATGTATATACGTTACGTTCGTCTATTTTAGGAGCTGCAACTGCAGCAGCAACTGAGTTAACAGATACTTGACCATCACTTTTACCATGTGATACAGGTTCTTGTACTAATCCCATATCAGTAAGTACACTATGACTAGCAATCTTTTCAAAGTTAATACCTGATTCTACAATAGATTCTTCATCTTTATTTTCTAAAGATATTTCGTGTTTATTATGATAATGTCCAGGCATTACTTACTCACTTTCTTAACAGGTTTAGCTAATTGTTTTTTAGCAAACTCTTTAATTACTACTAAAGCTGCAGACGCACCTGATATTGCAGCTAACTGTACTGTATCAGCATCTACACCAACTAATGGTGCTACTGTTAATGCACCAATAAATGCTTCAACAAATGTCCATAATGTTTTTTCTAATATATCTTTATATTCTTTACTCATAATTATCCTAACTTAGAAATTAATCTTATTATTTTTGGAATACCTTTTTTAGATTTCCAAGCTTGAAATTCTTTTATACCTTTTTCATAATTAGCTTTAGTTAATTTATCATTAACTGATGCTCCACCATCATCAATACCAATAGGGAAAGGCAATGAATTCATTTTTGTACGAATAACAGTTTCTGCATAATCTGATAAATTACTGTAGTTTCTAGTTATATCAGATGCTTTATCAGTAAAAGAAATCATTTTTCTTAGTTCAGCTTTAGCTGCTTTTTTACTTTCAGTATCAGGAAAATATTTATCTTCTAATTCTGCATAACTAAGTGGTTGTCTATCTGCATAGTTTGAAAATTCATCACTTCGATTATAAAATTCTGCAACTTCACTGTCTGCATAATCAAGTGTTTTTAATTTAATATCTTCAATATAATCATAAATAGTCCCTTTAAACTCCATAGCAAAATCTCTTGTTCTAGCTTTACGTGCTTGTAAGTCTTGATTAACGCCTGCTACTGTATTAGGTAATGGGTCACCTTTTTTATACTTAACAGTTTCTTCATATATTGTATAACTTCCAGGGTCTACACCAGGTCTAGAACTATCTCTTTTAATTGTTCTATCTGTGCTAAAATAATCATTTGTTAATTCTGCTTGTGGCATTCTACCATAATAATCATCAGGGCTTTCAGGGTCAAAAGAAAAACCAAACTTAGCTAATTTATCATCTAATGATGCAGGTTGACTAAACCTAGGATTAATTTGTGGACCACCAACTCCACCAGGATTTAAACGTTCACGTTCTCTAGCTCTAAAATAAGATACAGTTTCGCTTGCTTGTTTATCAGCTTTTGATTTATCGTAAGCTGATTGAACTTCTGATTCTACAACAGCCTGATAATCATCAGAAATACCAGAAACATAAGCTTCTTCAGCTTGTTCTGCCCAATTAGCTGAATTTTTAGCTGAATTTTTAATGTAATCTGTAGAAGACTTACCATCTTTTTTAGGGTCATAATTAGGATTATCATAATAATCTACATTCTGACCACCTGTATTATTGCCGCCTTTAAATGCTACCATTTATACTCCTAAAAAAACTTACTAAGGTTTAACAATAATTTTTTATTAACTGGTAAACCATATTCTTTTTCCATATTTCTTAACGCTAGTCTAACAAGATTATTTTTATTTGCAACGTTTGGATACATTGCCTTTAATTGATTCATTTGATTAACTAAAGATTCTTGTGTTTTATATTCAGCTTTAGATATTTTAGGTGTACCTTCATCAACAGCACTAGGTACATATGTTTGTTTAGGTTTGTATTCTCTTTTTGTTTTATCATAAATTTCTATTCTACCTGGTTGTTCTTTACTAGCTCTTTCAGCTTGTACATCTGAGTCGTATCTTACACCTGATAATCTATCAGTACCAAAAGAAGTAATACCAGTACCTATTGGTTTTGCTTCATCAACTTCAGGTCCTACTTTTAAAAATATTGACTTACCTTTTTTATCAATACCTACAGGTAATTTATCTCCAACATTAAAACCCATTTCTTTTATAGTTTTATTTCCTGCAGCAGTTGGATGTTTAAAATTAATAGGTATTGTATTATCACCATAAGCTTTTTCATAATTTATTTTTGCTGCAGCTTCTAAATCTTCTTCAGTTTTAGTTTTAAATCCACCACCTATTTTCATATCACCAAAGTTTTCTGTAAGCATAGGTTTAGTTTGTGTACCCATAGCTTGTCCTTCTAGTAAACCACCTTTACCTTGTTCTATAATATTTTCTTGTGATATGTCTAATGATTTACTTAATTTTTGTGCACGTTTAGTTTCAGTAGATAAATCTACTTTGTCAAAATCTTGTACCATTTTGTTATATTCTTTAATTTCAGCACTACTTTCAAATGGCATTTGTTTACCAATGTTGCTTTCATTTGCAGTTTTAATTAAATTATATTGTTTTACATGACTATCTACAGGTCCGTAATACTTATCATCATATAAACCTGATTCTCTTTGTAAATATTCTAAGTCTTCAGTTGCTTGATTAGCAGCTTCTACTGCTTTTGTTAGAGCACTGTCACCAACTGAAGGTAATGTTTTTGATATGTCAGTTCCAGATGTACGTAACATACGACTAATACTAGATTTAGTTACTTTTAATGCAAGTTTATCTGATAGTCCTTTGTTTTTAGCAGTAAAATATTGTTTAGTTAAACGTAATTCATTGTCACTAAAATCATTCAATGATTTATAAACAGGTACATATTTTTCTACAAAACTAGGTTTAGGACCAGCTGAACTTATATCTTTTAACATAGGTGTATAACCTCTACGAAGTTGTTTACCTATATCAATATCAGCTTGTATATCTGACAAACCTCTAGATACAGTAGTTTCTACATTACCTACTTTTCTAGGTACATTTCCTTTACTTTGTTTAAATATTTGTTTACTTTTTACACCACCTATATTTTCTATATTACTTATATTTGCTAAGTTACTATCTTTAAATTCACCTAAGCCATGATTACCTGTTGATTCTAAAATTTTATTTATAATTGCTGTATCAAATGCATCATCAGCACCTTCAGATATTAATTTACTTGCATCTACTGAACCTAATGCTATTTCACCACCTAATTTTAATTCAGCATGTATGTTTTTTAATACAGGTAAATCTTTTTTACTAACATTAAATTTATTAGATAAACGAACAGAACGACTACCACCTTTAGTTAATTGTTCTATAATGTATTCTATTCTGTCTATGTCACTCATATTATTCTTTTTCCATCAAGCTTAGCAGATAATATTTTGACTTCACCACTTATCTCTTGCAATTTTTCCATAACTTGTTTAGGTTGTATCATATCTGGTGGAGCTGCATTAGAAACTTCAGGTGTAGGTAACTTACCATCATAATCTATATATTCTACTTCTACATCTAATCCTGATTCAATAGCAGCTAATACACGAGGATATACAAGTGCATATGCATCACGACTTGAACCAATAAACCCATCTTTAGCTACTAAATTGCTAGTTTGTGTGTTACCTAACAGCAAACAACCTGCAGTATTTTCATCTGTATTACCTGAATGCCATAGTATCCATTCAAATCCAGGTACATCTAATACCCATATCATACCTTTATGAAAGTCTGCACCATATCTGGACAGATAACGATTATGAAAACCACCTTCTGTACGTAAACCTAGCTTATAAGTACCAGCAGGTATGCGTGTTTCACCCCAGACTTTAACATCACGTTGTTCATCTTCTAATGTATAACAAAGAAATGTACGCTTACCATTGTTGACTTCAAATAACAAACCTGATGTAGAGTCTTTTTGACTACTAACTCTTAATACTTCGTATTTCAATTGATTCCCACACTTTACACCAACCTCCTGGTGCTACTTGTTCTTTGAATGCAATGCAATAGTTATTAATATAATGTTTGCAATTAGAACAATACTGACCAGTTGTATTACTTCTGTTAACATATGCTCCTGGTAATGCCATTACCACTTAACTTTGTTAGCCCAATAAGCAGCTGACATTTTACCTTTTTTAATATTTTTTCTATGTCTAGCTTTAAAAGATTTACGTTTAGCTTTAGATTTTTTATCTGTTTTTTTACCAGCAGTCTTAGCACCTTGTTCTCCAAACCTAATAAGTTTATATTTACCACCTTCAGATGCCATAACAACATGTGATTTAGTTGAATGACCAGGTGTACGTTTAGGTTTATTAACACCTTTAAGGCCGTTCTTTTTCATAATAGTTTTAACTCTATCTGGAACTGCCATTATATCTCCTGTTTTCTCGTTTAACTAAGTATAATGATAGTATATTACTAAAGCTAGTTATTAGTGCAGTTATCACTGCCGTGCTTACAATTACAAATTTGTACAAACGAACCATCTTCTTTTTCTTTTACCATACACATACTTTCCTCCTATTTTAAATAATAACTCTGTAAAATTAGATTCTAACATATCTAATTCACTATTCATTTCCATAACCATAGCATCACAAGCGTTCTGATGTGATTTAATTTCTTCTATGGAGTTGAATACCCAACCAAATGCACTAAGTATTA